TCAAGCCAACGCGCTCTCATAATTCGCGAACTCAGCCAGCTTACTATCGAGACGGGACTTGGTGCTAAGGCCAGAGCCTTCTCCCATCAGCTTGTCGCGGAAGGATTTCAGGTCCGATAGCTGATCCTTGAGCATGTTTTCGCGCTGGATCATGTAATAGCGATCCACATTGGCCAGTTCGGCAGCGGTCGCGCTGTTGGCGACCATCTCGTCGCGCAGCTTTCGGAATTCGTTGTTCAGTTCGGCGAGCGGAGCGCCGATAGGATCATCAATGCGGGCCAGTTCCTTGACGATGTTCTCATATTTCGTCGCGAGGGTGACGGCGCGGTCTAGGTCCTGCGCCGCCGACAGGACGCGCTTCGAGAAATCGGTGATGCCCGTAAGGACGCCCTTCTGGAGCGCGGTCTTGATCGCGAATTCAATCGCGGTTTCTTCCCCCTCCTTGCCGAAATCAACAATATCGGATCGACCGCTGCCACCTTTGAGCTTGCCCGTTCGACCCGTGGTCGAGACGCGCCATTTGCCCTTATACTGGCCAATGGAGATATTGGGATTGCCGGTGATGCTGCCGCCTAGCTGATCCGCGATAGCGCCGATGCTATCCATGACCGCGCCAGCCGCCGTGCCCGCTGCTGCCTCATAGGCCGCTTTGTTGCCCGTGACGCTGCTGCCCAGATAGCCGTCATCACCAAGAGTGATGTCGGCCGTGCCGTATCGCTTCTTCTTGAACATGCCGCCAATCAGGCCGCCACCAATGGAACCGATCAGACCACCAATAGGACCGCCGACAACCGAACCGATGCCGCCACCGATGGATGCACCAGTTTTGCTGCTGTTGATGCCGAGCGTCTTCATCAGGCCGTCAGCCATCTGGCCCATCTGAACGCCGCTCGCCGCCGCGCCCAATGTGTTGCCGATCGCGCCGGCGACGCTGCCCGGCCCCTTGCCGGTGAAGATCTTCTTCATGTCGCGCTTGAAGCCGTCGAAGCCGCTGCTGAGGCTCTTCAATGGGTTGAGCAGGGCAGACTTCTGACCGTTGCGGCCAAGCAGGGAATCCAACGTGTTCTGCGATGCCTTCGCGGCGGCCTGGCCAATGCCGGTGAGGGTGCCGTCGCTATTCTTGCCAAGCATGTCGATGATGGAGCCGATTGCACCAAGGCCAGCAAAATCACCCTTGGCGGCATTGGCCAACCCGGAAAGAAGTTGCCCGAATTTGGAAATGGCTTTCCCGAACGTGCCGGTGAGCTGGTTGCCCAACTGGTCGATGCTTTGACCCAACTCATATTCAAAGCGGGTGGCAGTTTCCGCCACGGCGCGATCAAGGCCATCAACGGAGCGGCGATACTGCTCTTCCGTGATCCCGCCGTCCGCGACCGGCTTGGAACGGAGGACGTCTAGACGCTTACGATCTACATCGAACTGCTCCATCTTAAAGCGGTCAGCTTCAAAGGCGCTATATTGCGACAGCAGGCTTTCGCGGTCCTTGAGCATCCTATTCTGGCGCTCGATCTCAAACGTCTCGCCAGCGCGGGCCTTAATAATGGCAAGCTGCTGCTGATACAGGTCGCCGGTAATATCGACCTTATCCTCAAGAGCGCGGCTTTCGAATTCCCATGCGGCTTCCGCCATGGCCGCTTCCTTGTCGGTCATGGTCAGTTTGCGCTTCAGGAAATCCAGTTCGGCTTTGCCATTGTCGTTGGCGACACGCATGTCCGTGAGCAGCTTGGCAGCACGGGTTTCGTCCATCAGCGTGGACAGTCGTTCCTTTTCGGTCGTGGTTAGTTCCTTGCCGCCGAGACGTTGTAGGTCCATCTGCGCGGTATATTTCTCAGCCTCTACGGGCATGAGCGCCGCGATCGTGCGGTTCTCCTCCATGACCGCCCAGAATTCCTCAGCGGCCTTCTGCTGACGCGCAGCGGCCTTCGCCGCGCGTTCGGCCTCGCGCTCTGCATCCGTCTTTCTACCTGCGCCGTTCTTTTCGGTCGGAGTGCCTGCGGCTGGTCGCAAGTTACCGCTGCCACCTGTCTTCTTCGGCGGGGGCGGACCCAGCTTGCGAGATTCGTTCAAGAGCTTCTGGTCGTTCCAGTCCTTGGGCACATTGTCGCCCGTGCGCTCACGATAGGCACGTTCCAACTTGGCGCGGGCTCGATCACGATGGGATTGGGCAGCACTGCGGAGGAAACGACCGCGATAATCGCTGGGGGCGGTTTTGTTCGTGGGCAGCGCATCGAGTTCAATCACCGCACCGCTGTCCTTGCCGCCAAGGAGACTGTAGCCGCGTCCGAAGTTACGAACGTCATCGATCACGCCGAGGACGCCTGCAATCTCATTGCGAAGACCCTGCCAGCGCGCAGAGATTAGATCGGCGGCGTTGATACCCTCATTCTCAAGGGGCTTGAACGCGCCGACCAGGCCCTCGAAGCTATCACGGATTTCCGCACCGGCATCGGCAGCGGCATCCGAGATGGAGCGCATATTGTCATTGCCCTGATCGGCGAAATTGTAGAGCGCCTGACTGAAACCACCGCCCTGATCGAACGCACCAAAGGTGACGGTCGCGAGGTTGGTCAGGGCCGTGAACGCATCGCCGAATGTCTTCGGCATCTGCTTGAACTCTTCGTCCAGCGCAGCGGTAAAGCGCGTGTCGGTGAATGCACGGAACAGCTTGTCGGCGGTCAGTTCGCCTTCGCTGGCCATCTTTTTCAGTGCGCCGACTGGGACATTCATGCTGTCTGCGAGCAGCTTCATCAGGCGAGGGCTGTTCTCCGCAAGGGAGCGGAACTCGTCGCCGTTCAGTTTGCCCGACGACAATGCCTGACCAAGCTGGAGGACGGTCGATGCCGTTTCGCCCGCGGTTGCACCGCTGATCTTGAGGGACTTGGTGACGGTTTCGGTCGCGCGGGCAATCTGCTGCTGGGAAGCGTCCAGACCCTTACCGCTGGTCATCAGCTTGCCGTAAAGCGTAGCGGTCGAGGTAAGCTCACTACGAGTGGAAGCGGCGATCCTGCGAACGTCTTCCTGCGCCTGACCATAATCGGCAAAGCCACGGGTCGCGAGGCGCAGCTTCGCTTCCATGTTCGCGGAAGCGTCGGCCATTTCGATGAATTTGGCGGTGATGCCTGCGAGGATCGCGGCAGCGCCAGCGCCCTTGATACCGGCTAGGCTACGACTGAATGTCGTGATGCCGATGGTCGTCGAACCAAGCGCACCATTAAGGCGACGGCTGGAGTTTCCTACTCGATCAAGTGCCCGCTCAGCCTGTGAGCCACCACGTTGAGCGCCAGTTGCGTCGATAGTGATGCGGATGGTTGTGTCAGACATCGAATAAGCAGGCTCCGCGCTATTGGGGTCTGCTTATTTATCGGGGGTGCTAACTGGCCTTGGGCTTGTCGTCCTTGACTTCTGACAGGACTACAGCGTCCATTGCCCGAATGATTGCCCAGAGCATTTCAGCTTCGTGCAAAGTGAGCCGATACCTGTCAGCATATTTCATGGTGTCGTCCCAGCGCAGCTTACTGGCAGCAAAGCCGACATCGCGCATCGACCCGATGGCGAGGAAGGCGTTCCAGAAGAATTCGCAATGCTGGGGGAGGGTAGGCTGATGGGCCTGCGCTTCGGCCAATTCGATAACGGAAGAATGCTCGAAACGGCCTGCCTTGATGGCGGCGCTGGCCTCTTTCTCCAGTCGCTCCATGCGGGCGAAGTCAGGAGAAAGCTGCCAGCGAAGATACTCAGTTAGTTTTTTTTATCGTCCTCAAGGGCTTCTGTTTGGAAGTTGCTTTCTTCGGAACTGAACTCGTCCAACTCCTGAAAAATCCAGTAGGCGCGCTTGTCGGAGAGATATGCGACGAGGTTGGATGCGGTATGCTTCCAAGCGCCGTCACCCTTCACAGGGATGCCAGCACTCTTAGTGACATAGTTCTCCACGAACATGCGGATAACGACACCACGGCGCAGCATCACGTCATCTTCTGTCTGGGGATTGTCGATGCGATCCCTCTCGCGCTTGCTCAGCTTTGCAGTGGCGCGCTTCCATTCCAGCAGCCACTTGGGCGAGTTTACGAACTGATGCTTGACGTGGAAAACGCCATAGCACTTGCCGTCCTTGATCACTTCAATCTCGCGGACTTCATCGTCAGCCACGCTGGGGAGGTCAAAATCAAATTCCATGTAACACCTCAGGTTTTTTACCATGCAGCGTTCTGCTGCCCAGTATTTATCCTGAGGCTCAGTCATGGGTTGGGGCGGTGGAACCTGATAACCACCGCCCCGCAGAAGCTGTTCTGGCCTATTAGGCGACAGGCAGCTTCTGGATCATGATGTCGGTGCCCGACACGGCATCGCCCAGCGGCGAGAAGGTCACGCTGACCATCTGGTTCGCGCCATCTTCGCTATCCTCAGGGAAGCTAGGCTGTGCGGCTGGAATGATGAACCTGTAGCCAGCGCCGTTGAATTCCACGTCGAACGAGATGCTGACGGCTGGGTTTTCAATGCCGTTCTGGATCAGGTTTTCAGGCCCGAAGTCCTTGCGATAGAGCAGGGCGACCAGTTCGATGGTCTTACCGGCAGTGCCGATGCCGCGCGCAAATGCCGAACCCAGCTTGCCCTGTGTCGCACGATCTTGGGTTACGGTCAGGTTCAGGGTCGAATAATCGACCTCGCCGAGACCGCCGATGGCGATGTTCTTCACGTCAGGACCAGCGAACTTCGGCGCAGTGCTGGCATCCGCATAGGTCGCACCGGCAATGGCGTTGTTCGATGGGGTAGCGCGGCCACGACCAAGAACCGTGAAGTCGGCAGTCACGATGCCTCCGAACTCAGCGGTCAGGGCCAGTTCCGAAACCTGACAGCCAAAATAGCGGGTGAACATATTGGTGGTGCCGTCGATCCACTTGCGCTCGACGGTCAGGTCAGTCTCTTTCGTGCCTGCCTTGAGCAAGCCGTCCTGATCGAACTCGCCGGAAAAGGCGCTCTCCAGCAGGAAGTCAGTCGCCGCGTCGTCGGCAGTGAATTCCGTGTTCAGAGTGCCTTCAACGCGGGGATTGACGAGGCGCTGACCGGCATTGGTGCGGCCCTTGCGTCGAGTGGCGCTGACGATTGGATCAGCGGTAGCGTTCAGGTTGGAACCAACAATGGTTTCCAGACGGACGAAGGCAGGAGTTGCAGGCGTTGTCCCGGCAACAGTCTCCTTCACAATCGCAAATTCGGTATCTGATGGATTAATTGCCATCGGGCGGCCTCCTATTATTATTTTCTAGGCCGCGTTGGCCTCCGCCTATTTATGCGGAGGTATGAGGAGTTGGCGGCAACGGCCGCGATGGGTGGGAAGCGGACTGTCAGCTTCTGGAGAGTTGATCGACGATAGATGACCTTGCTCGGTAAAAAATATTCGGCAACATTCGTCCCGTTGCGGTCATCCGGAAGCGGAGAAAACAATTGCTATGTCTACCGGTCCGAACCTCCAAGAATGGAACTTTCAATCAGTCGCCGTTATGCAAGCAATGCTTGGTATGCTTTCGCAAAATTTTCGTCGCGTCACGCTTAGCCATGACGGAAGTCAGTGGTTGGTAGACTTCGTGCTTGAGCGCGAAGATGCTGAAGATCGTGAGGAAATTGAAGATTTCGAAACCGAATGGGATGCGTTGCAAAGTGGACCGGTGCGACGTGAGGTCCGAACTATCGTGGAGTCCGGACCGCTCTCTCTGTCTGTATGGCCCACGCGCGGCTTATACCAACGTCGAGAGGCAGTTGCTCAGCGGGACTGAACGGCAGCTAACCACCAGATTCTGCAATTCACTCTTCGGATCGCCATCGAAATGAATGACCGGTGTCAAGGATACGGATGGTGTGAAGGAGTGACCAAAAATGGTCGTTATTCTCCTTTGCGGACCAACCGATTTACCAGCCATCGAACAGCAAGCCCTGTGATGAGCGCAACTGCAGCGGATGGCAGCATGACATGCGACCAAAAGCCCTTACCGCATGGAATATCAGGTGCGCAGTCACCCAAGGCCTCCACCATTAAGAGTATGGTGAAGATCGGGAGGGTGATGAGCAACGACATACCGCAGCCCCACTTGCCGCCCCGCGTTCCGCCACATCGGTATCTGCCGTCATCCATCCGGCGATATTACCGAGCTAATGAACGTCCGCTAGTGGCATCAACAAATCGACCGGCGAACGGCAAAGTCTGGTCGTTATGCGACGAACCGCATTTGCTGGCTATACCGGCTCGACGCGGCTGGACCGATAGGCGATTTTCACTGCAATCATGTAGTGGGTGGTGCTGGAAATGACATCGGTGGTGATGGCCCCGCAGCGCAGCGCGCCATCAGGATTAGTCCAATGCGCCAAGACAGCCGCGACCTTATCAGCCAGCGCCCAAGCGTTCGCATCGGCTTCGCCAATTGGAATAGCGACATGCACCCAAACGCGACCTTCACGAATCACCCTATGACGGTCGCTGCCGAGATTGCTTTTCGTCTCGGTGCCGGGGCGGACAGCGAAGCGAACGAACCTCGGCAAGGGGGCAGTTCCGGCCTTCGCGTTGTCATGGATCAGGGGCGCGGACTTGTCAGTCCATAGCGCGATCATGCGCTTGCGGAGAATGTCGATGTCAGTGGAATGGCCCATTAGCGCACCCCCGCCTTGGCGGCGTCGATGCTGCGCTCAACCCAGCCTGACGGCTTGGTCACGGCATTGCCCGCGTTCAGACCATCGATGTGCGGCTGGTTGTTGATGATGTTGATCGTGCCGCCCAGCTTGGCGGTTGCAATCTGAGATTGGCCCCGTGCGAGCGCGCCTGCTCCGCCGGGATCGGGACTATCAAGCGTGCCCTGCGGGACGGTATTAACGCCCACCTGCCAATCGCCGACTGTGACGCTCGTATCCTCTGGCGTGCCCTCTACGACCCCTTGTAGGACGGCATTGGCTAGATCGCGGTTCACTCGCTCCGCGTGCGCGATGGCTTTGCGCTTAGCGTCCGCGAGGCTCTTCGCGACCTCGCCCATGTTCGTGATGCCGGAGCGGGCCATTATTTTAGCACCGCTTCATAGCGGATGACGGTCAAGCCATTGGGTGCGACAGCCTTTACGGTATCGATGGTATGCGTGGTCTGGCCAACAATCAGCACATCGTCTGGAAAAGGCTCGTGCCTATTGTCCAGCATGGCGACGGTGCGGACGCCTAGCAGCGCCCCGGCGTTCCAGAACTCCTTGTCCCGAATGACGCCGCGAACGCGAACGTCGCGAGTAGTGACAGGGACAACATCCCCGTTGGCATCATAACCGCCGCCGCTGGTGCGACGGAGAATGAAGCTGCCGCCCAATGGGCCTGCATAGAGCGTAGTCACCGCGCTCGCGAAATTCTCATAGACGGTCGCCATTATCGCGCACCGCCAGGACGAACGATTGAAGCGCCCCTGAACGAACCCCATTTGGACAAGCGCATGAACACGGCATCGGCCGCCGCGACAGCATTGGCGGGCTTGATCGTGCCAACGCCGTCCAGCTTCAATTCCGATGCGTTAAACGCATTGTCCTGCCAGAGCGTGATGTTGCGGACCTTGAAGGCTGCTAGGATCGCCTGCGCTTCCAGAACCTCTGTCGGGACTAAATCGTTTGGCAGCAGGACCGGCGTGTTGGACAGGCCGGGGCTTTCAAAATGGATGAAGCGCGCAAAGTCCTCGTAGCAGGAATCAAGGTGAGGGAAGTTGCGAGGATACCAGTCGGAACCGGGCGTCCTGCCTTCGATGACGACGCCCTTGCGCGGCCATGCCAAAGGCTGGAGCGGATCAACCGGCTGGCCCTTGAATGACCACATGCGCGAAATCTCTTTCGCGGACTCGATCAGGTAGGGTTCGTCGCCGTCGCTGAGTTCCGGGCTGATGCCCAGCAGCGGATGGACGAAATCGGTCAGGAACTGGTTCGCCTGAACGATGGTCTGCCAACTATTTGCGGTTGCCCCGGAGGTTTCCAATCCCATGCTGCGCCCTCATTTTGAGTGTTCGCAGCTATTTATTTGCGGTGACGATTAGTGATTTCGGTCATGTTGCAACATCCCCTCCATCCATTCGTTCGATGGTCGAACAGCAGGAGAGACGGGTTGCGACTGGTAGGTGCACTAAGTTGCTTGTTTGCCCTGGCGGCTTGTAATCAGGAGCCGATCCCACAAGCGAATGGGGATGCTGAGGGACGTGTTCCTACCGCTGACGTTCAGAACGACGCCGGCGATAATGCCGGTGCTGCTGTCGCGTCAGAGGCCTTAAATGCAAATCTGCCTAAGTCCGAACCCGACGACAGAGACGGTCAGTCGGGTAGCCAATCCAAAAAGCGTTCCTGCTATTTGGAAGTGGATGGGGTTATCCACGTTGACGGACCCTGTCTGGTTTTCCCGATGGGAGGTGACCAATACACTTTAAATACATGGGACGATGGCAAGCCTGCCCAATCCCATTTTGCCATCGTCTCGCGCGATACAGATGATCGGACAACTGCTACATGGAATAAAGACCCGGACGATACCCGCGCGTTTGATCCGCTCGGCGTTGTCCGAAAAGTCGATGGATGCTGGGTGAACGAACGAGCGCGAATTTGCGCGCGATAGTCATTTCGTCGATGGCGCAGCAGGGATTACTTGCCGCCGCCAATGCGGATTGACCGCTCGTTGCAGCGGTGAATCGTCATCTGGTAGCCCGACTGACCTGCTTCGCCGTAGCAAATACCAGCATTTTGCAGCCGAGTCGTCGCGTCTTCACGGTCCTCGCAAGCCTTGAGCGTTGCGGGATCATCGCCTGATCCTCCCCGGCATTGTTCATTAAGGCGACGCCAATCATTGATCAGCGCGGTTTCCTTTGCGGTCCATTCGGGCGCGTCCTTTTCTGGCATCGACGCTGGAACAGGATTGACGTTAATCTGCGCATTTTGAAACGAGGTAGCTTCATCTTGTCGTTCGCTCGTTCCTGACGAGCAAGCAGAGACGATAGCTGTGATGAACGCGAGGGCGAGAAGGGCAGGTGATTGTTTCATCAAGTGCCAACGATCGTGGCTTGATTAGGATCATTCTATAGCTGGCGGTTAGAGGCGCGTGCTCGATGACAGAATGGCCCGTCCTGACGGACGAGCCATTCCATTTTTAATGCCGAACGGCTTACGCGGCGGTCAGGACCAGAGCGCGGATTGCCTTATAATCGACAATCGCTGCACCAGTGCGGCGACGGGCGCTATATTTCACGAACTGTGGTTCGGTGATTGGGTCAACGACCCACTTCATCGTGCCATAATCCGCGATGGTGTATGCCTTCTTGAAGTCCGCGAGGATCGCAGCAGGCTTGGCCGTGCTGATCGCCGTCGCAACGTCTGGCATCATGTCGTCCACGACATAGCGGACGCCGTAGATGGTGCCGCCGGGCAGACCGGAGATCGATGCATCAGCAGGTGCCCAGACTGGACGACCGTTCTTGTCCTTCTCCTGCATGACCTTGAGTTCAAAGTCGGACGAGATGACGAGGACCGCGCCAGCAAGGTAGTTGCTGTGGAGTGTCGAACGCAGGACCAGAACGGCATCGCTCAGAGCGCCGGTGCCATCTTCGTTGACCGCTGGAGCCTCGACCTTCGCCAGAACGCCGAAGCTGTCGGTGAACTTGTTGACGGTGCCGGTCGAAAGAGTTTGTGCCAGAAGGCCCATGCGGGTGGAGGTCACGCCAGCAACGTCTTCAACGCTGTTCTGGGTCGTGCCGTTGAGGAACTGGTCGCTCTCCTTTTCGGAGATGTTCAGGACCATGCTGTCCTGTAGTTCCTGCGCGAGATTCAGGACGCTTTCTGGCTCGTCCGAAACCCATGCGGTGTGGCGCTGCTGGTCCGTGACATCGGCGAAACCCCAACGCAGCTTGGCGAAGGTATCGACGGTGTTGAGGTCGTAGGCAGCCTTTTCAGTCTTCGTCAGCGCGGCACCGGAGGTCTTGACCTTGATGATGCGTTCCAGATTGCCAGACACAGACAACACGCGAGCGAGTGCGCGGATCGGGCTGGCCTTGTTCAGTGCGCGGGTGATTTCGCTGTCGAAGTGGGTAGGGATCGTGTGACCACCTTCCACGTTGACCGTGCGGCTGAATTCGTCGGCCTTGATGTCGCCATCGGTGACAGCGTGGCGGCCCTTGACGAACGCGAACTGCGCGACGCGCAGATCGTCGGAGGCATCTACTGTCTGGGACTTGGTAGTGGACTTGCGCGCCAGTGCTTCGGTCGCTGCTTCGATAGCGGCTTCCTGCTCAACCTGCTTATCCTGTAGGGACTTGATTTCGGCATAGAGGGTCTGGACCTCTGCCTTGTTAACAGCGTCCGCCGAATTGGCCTTGGTCGCCAGTTCGTCAAACAGCTTCTGGATATTCTCGTTCACTATTCACCTCTGATTTCGAGTTCAGAGGAGGGCGAAAGCGAGTCCTTCTGTTATAAGAGGGCGAGTCCTGAACGGAGTGCCGGTCAGCATTCCTGCTGACGCTTTATTTATCGATCGAAAGCCTGCTTGATGCGGTAGGACAGCCAAGCATCTTCAAATGCCTTCTGTAGCTGTTCATCATCTTCTGATGCTGCCGCCTCGATTATCTCGGTTGGATCGAGCGCGACTTCTGCCAGCATGTCATCATGGGCAGTGCCGTTCGCCACGGCGCGCAGCGTTTCCGCGAAATCCGCGAGGCGCTGCTGATCCTCAAGGCTCAGGTCGCTGTAGCTTTCGCCGATGTTGCCCTTCACGGCGCTGATGACGGCCAGCTCGTTGCAGGGGAAAGTGACTGCGCTGATCTCATGGAGCGCAATTTCCTTGAGGCGCAGGACACGACGGTCCTTCACGCGGTCGGCCTGCTTCTGGATCACCCGATAGCCGATGGAGAAGCTGTCCAGCGTTCCATCAAGAAACTGCTGGCGGACGTTCTGACCATCATGGCTTTCTGAGAAGCGGGCTTTGAAATACAGGCCTTCGTCGCTGTCGCGCAGTTCAACGATCTTACCGATAGGGCGGTCATGACGGTGGTGGGCAAGGAAGGGCATTCCCTTTCTGCTGCCGTTGAAGCGATCTAGGGTTCGGGCATATGCCCCGCGTTCCACGATATCACCGGCATGGTCGATGTTGCCATATGTGGACGCCAGACCTTCGACCTCGTTCTCCCTGATAGGAGCGGCTTTGAAACTCTTCGTCAGAAATTGCATGGTCATAAGCGTCTGGTTCCTATCAGTTCCTCTTGCCGTTATTTATTGCGTTACCCGCGCTGATCGGCGCGGCGGCTGGTATCTGCGCCGTGGCCAACGATGCGGGGTTTGGCTGTTTCGGGCTGCTGCTGGGGTTCCTTGTCACCACTAGAAGTGGCGAACGCTTCGCCAGCACCGGCAACCGGGATAGGGACATTGCCCCATTCCACGGGCGGCCAGCCCATCGATTCTCGATACTCGTTGAACGTCAGCGCGCCGCGACCGGCCATCTTGTCGACCTGCTCCAGCTTATCGTCCTGGAGGTATGGAAGCTGGGTTTCATCAATCGTGAGGGACAACTTCAGGTCGCCCATCTCTTCAGCCAGAAAGGCTTGAAGATGGCCAAGGATGAATTCGGCGCGGGGCTTGAGCCAGCCAGTATAGAAGGTGCGATCCGCCGTTCGCATGTTCATGCCGGTGGTTTCGCCCTCAAAGCCCAGCATGACCGGCTGGACGCCAAGCGCCATTGCGATGCGGCGTTCCAGAGCCTTCACGACATCAACAATGTCGAGTTCCGCGAAGGTCATCTGGTTTTCGATGAAGTTCGACCCGGCGACCAGACCCTTGAGTTCGTCGTCGCTGCGAAGGCGCTCCATCGTGTCGCGCAGCTTTGCCCAATCATCGTCGGTCATGTCGTCCAAGCCGTCGATCTCTGGCAGCGTGATCCAGCCTGCCTTGCGACCGCCATTGGCGAAACGGGCATACATGAGTTTCGTAGCGGCGGCATATGCCGAGACATCGGCCAAGATAGCGTCGCCGGCTCCTGACCCCTGTAAGGCGCTCAGCGGGTTATAGATGCTGATTTGCAGCACGGCCCCGTCGATGACCTCATAGCGATTGGTGCCGTGGATGATGCGTTCGACCATCTGCGTGCGGCCGAAATCGTCAGGGTCCATCGTGAAGATGAGTTCTGGCTTGCTGGTGCCGGTCAGGCGTTTCGACGGGTCGTAGAGGATGCGGTTCTGATCCGGCTCCTGATACATGAAGTCGGGGCGAAGCCCTTCAATGACCGGCCTGCTGGCAATCTCTTTGTTGAGGAACAGCCAATTATCGCCGCCGATGCCAAGGTCCGTTTCGATCACACGGAGTAGGTTGCTCATCGTGCGGTCGCGGAAATTGGGCTTGGTCAGGACTTTCTTGGTCGCCTTGCTGGCGCCTTCGATCTTGATCGTGATGCTGGCCAGCTTCTCGGCGCGGATTTCAAAGCAGCGACGGCTAACCGGGCATTTGTAGAGCAGCTTCTTGGCGCGGGCTGCGAAGTTCTCTTCGTCCGTCCAAACGCCTGAAAGGCCGCCCGTGCTGAACATGCCGCCTACGCTGCGGCGACTGCTGGGCCTTTCGACCTTTCCGTAATCACGAGATTTCTGCCAGAACCACGCCACTGTGCCACCGTTATTTGGTTGATCTACAGGGTATTTAGCGAGACGAGGGTCGAAGCGTGGACGGTGGTCACGAGGCGACCTCAGCCCCTTCCTCTGTTTTTTCAATTGCCCCTTGTTTGGCTTTGAGGCTGTCACCACTAATGGGAGCCGCCTTAGCTGAGGAGCAATTCGCCCATGCCGTCACTTACCCACATCGGTCCAAACCGTCTCAAAAATGACATTAGTCTGGACATGAAAATATCACCCGGACCGCTGGGCCAACTGCTGTGGTCGCAGCGGCAAAAAATACCCGATTACGACCCTAAAAGCCGTTATGTAATCTACTGCGCGAACAGCTATTACGATATCACCGAAGACGGCTACGCCAATCTCGGACCAGATTACGATTAGCGAATTTCGCCTGCCGTATCGGTGACTTAGGATGACAAAGATACTCACAGGCGTCCTAGATCAACGACTGAGAATCTCTGCTTGGGCTTGGTTCCGAGCAGATGGTTCACGCCTTGCGTGAAGGCGTCGCCACGGTCAGGGCTGGACTTCATATCCGGCTCCCATTCGACAAGCTGCGTTTCCAGCTTATCCGACCGGCGCAGCAGCTTCACCTTGCCCATCTGGCAATGGATGAACGCTTCCTCCGCACGGGCATATTTGCTCTTCACGGCGGTCACGGGGATCACTCGAAGTGAGAAACCTGCTTCCAACGCCATCTTGCGGAGTAGGGCAGGGCCGGACTTCTGGTTGTTATCCTCGAACAGCACGAAGTCACCGGGCTTCAAATGGCGCTTCGCCAGTTCCACGATGTAGCGGTAGCTGGCGTCCAGACCCATCTTATCCGAGAAGTCGTCCAGCATGATCGCCTGTTTGCCCTTCTTGCCGAACAGGACGATGCCAGTTTCGTCGTTCACGCCGCCGCTAGGGTCGATGCTGAGGAAGCGGCGTCCGCATGTTTCCGCATAGGCACTGGGCAGCAGGTTCGTTTCCAGCGCCATGGCCTCGATATTATCACGGCTCCATAGCTGGCTCTCGCCGGTCGTCCATTCGCCCATGATCTCTTCGCGAGCCTTGGTGCTGCCCACGGCAGCTTCCGCTGTCAGTTCGGCCAGGTGGTCCGCGTCCTGATGGATATTGGCCATGGACGATGCCGTGGACGTGACCGTGTTGGGGCGTGTCTCAATGGCCTTCACCCATTCCTGCGCCTTGATAGGCGAGGTGGTGATAATCAGCTTTGTGCCGTGCTGATGCTTCTCACGGACAGCGCGGAACAGGTTATCGAAGGTGCGCTCATTTCGCCAAAGCGTGAGTTCGTCGCCCCAGCCGAAGTTCAGCGATGGACCACGGATGCCCTGCGGATCGTCGGCGGTGTAGATGGTCGCACGCGTGCCGTTGGGCCAGATGACCGCCGCATCATGGGGTTTGAAGTGCGGGACAAAATCAGGGCGGGCGGTATTGATGAGGCCACTCGGCCCAAGGATCATGGTGTCGCGGACATGCTTGAATGTCGGGCCGACGAGGATGCCATAGCCGCCGGGGAAGACATATTCGGCCAGCAGATTGCAGTTGGTAGCAGCCGCGTGGGTCTTGCCCGCGCCACGTCCCATGCGGAGCATCCAGATACGCCAGTCCACGCGGGGCATAAGCTGATGCTCTTCCAGCGCGAACGCCGGGTCTTGCATGACGGCTAGAATGGCTTCGCGAAACTCATCGTCCTGAGCGGGGAGCCATTCGTTCCAGAAGGCATTGACACCGCAATAGAGGGTCTGGTCGCGAACGAAGGAGATAAGGTCTAGGTAGTCGTCCAGCTTACTGGCCATCGATTACCTTGCCGCGCTTGGCGGCGGCGTCTGCGATACGCTCCTGTAGCGAACGAGCCTTGAGAAGCTGGTCGGTCTTCTTCTGGTCTAGCTGGTGACGACGATGCGCCTCAGCCAATGCGGCCTGTTGCTCGTCAAATGCCTGCTTGTGGATGCGCTGCCATATCTGGGCGCGCTGGTAATCCGACATCTGGCCGTAGAGGGCCAGATAGCATTGTTGATCGAGCGTAGAGCCGATGAGCGCAGCAAAGTCCGCTTTCTCCATGCCCTGATGGGCTTTTCGGAGCAAATCGCTGGTTCTGGCGACCGGATCGGCCAGAATCTCGTCGGTATTTCGCAGCTTGAATGCGGGGACCGTCTCACCCTCACGGGCTGCATCAATGATACGGGCAACCTCGCCCTGCGTGCTGACGATCGTGACACCGGGATCACGGGAGTAGGGCTTCTGGAAAACGCTCTTCTGCTGAGCCTGAAAGTGCTTTTCGACCTGCTCAGGTGACGGCGGTGGCGGTGTTGTCTTTTTTGCCATGCCGGTATTTATTGGACCGGCTAGCGACGAATAGTGATGAGGTTGACGGGGCGCTTTTCCGCCGCTTCAAAGCGCCCCGGCTAGTGATCACTCTGCGGCGTCTGCGAACTCGATTTCGGTAATGGTAGCGGTGGCGCGCCCCGGCTCCCATTCGTTCGGCACCTTCTTCGCAGAGTAGAATTTACCTGATTCTTGCTGCCAGATGTAGTTTGGCCGCAGCGGTGTGTTATCGTCCCCAAAGCCGGATGATGTCACGAGCACAGGGTAGTATTCTTCCTCGGCGATAGGACGGCCCTCTTTATCCTGAAAAACGACGCGGACAGTGACCTTGTTGAGAGTGCGATTGCCATTGTTTTTGATCTTGAATTCAACGCCAGGAACGCGGCCATCGAGCATACTGTCGAAATAGCGGGCGCGAAGATCATAGACCTTGAGATATTTGGCGATGTATTCGGCCTGTTCGCGGCTGGCCTGCACTGCCTGGGCGTCAACTGGGGTCGCCGCCGTGGAGGTTGGATCTGAGCTAAGTGGGGCGGCACCGTCACTAGTCATCGCCGTCGCCATCAGGACCATCTCATAGCCCAGCACTGCCAACATGAGAACGGCGGACAAAGCCGCTGTCTTGGTCGCGTTGCTGTCGGGACGTGCGAAGACGCCAATCTCCTCCGCCTTTCGGGCCTGAACACCCGCATAGATGATGGCAGCCGCTCCTGCTGCCAGCACCAGCCAGCCCCATTGAAGTTGAACTCCGCCCATAGCTGCTTCCGCGATGCCAGCGAATGGATTGTCTTTTAGTTCATCCAGTTGGCTCCGCATCTCGGAAATATGCCATTGTAGCATCCCGAAGCGGTAGATCAGCATTACTGCGATGGCCGCACCGGGAAAAATCACATCGCGTTCGTTCGCGCGAAAAGCCAAAGCGCCTGCGATGATGGCGAGAGCCAGCACAGAGAGGGCGAACCAGTTCGTGCCGCCACCCATTAAATTCATGGTGCCCACCACCGGCAGCGTCGCTATCGGCAAAAATAGGCCCAGAGCGACAAGCGCGCTGCCTGCTAAAGCTATATTTTTGTTCGTCATTCAACAGCCCCCTGTTGGTAATTTCTTGCGCTGAGCGTATCTGCCTGAAAATGATGGGGGCTGTCAAAATATGGCGGCTTACTCGACAGATTGGAGGATGGATTGAGCCGATACAAATCTCAAATCCGCGAAGTCATTAATCGCAATGCTCTTGTAAGCCTTGCACTGGCAAAGGGGTTCAATGCTTTTTTGCCTGTTTATGACGGCGGCGTAGATTTTATCCTCTACAATGAGCAGACCGGCGACGTGCGAAAAGTCCAGCTAAAGGGGCGCTGGATGATCGACAAAAAGTATCTGAGCCGAGACATATGGATCGCGTTCCATGATCGCGGTCACTGGTATCTGGCACCCCATGATGAGTTGGCAAGCATGGCTGCTGATTACGGCTTCACGGCCACATCGTCATGGATCGACGGCGGTGCATATAGCTGTCCGCGCCTGAGCAAGCATATGCTCAAGGACATGGAGCCGTTCAAGTTCGAGACGCTGGAGGAAGTAAGCGAGGAAGCAGCGGGAGGGTGAACTCAAAGGAGACGATCAGATTAATCCGCGACTGGCAAAGCTGCCAAGGTCAACGCTCTTGCGCGCTCCTGCTGATCCAGAATGAAGGCATCCCGATCCTCGCCCACGGCAACGCTACGCTCTTTTGCGTAATTGAAGATATTTTCCTTCGCGTCATCGGTCAGCTTGCCACGGTGCTTGTTGACGACGAGGGTGACGAGCAGCGGCAAGCCATGCCGGATACAATAGGCGTTGACGCGATCCAGCGCGTTGGTCACTTCCTGACGTGACTTGTGGGCTTCCCACGGCTGACCCGGCCGGAACGCATCCCAAATATCAAGGTAGGTAGTGACGCCGCTCTCGCTGGCGGCCACCAACTCGATTATCTTTTGTGCCGTCTCAATGGTCGGAAAACTGCCGACCTTTTCGCGCCGCTGTTGCTCTGCCAACAACTCAGGTAGCGTGAACGCGGCCTTGGAATGGTCACTGGTGGCGCGCATCCGCTCAATCAGGCTTTTGAGATTTTTGGGATCAATTGCGGCAAGCCGTTCGGCACGTTCGTCGTTCATGCCGCGGCCATACCTAAGCATAGAAGGGTTGGCTATATGGTCCGGCTCAAAATCGAGGATCGTGTGTCGTAGTGGGTAACGTGAGCAACCTCACCCCACCACCAGACATCTGTAGGGCACCCCCTCGGTTCTTCACCCTCGCCAAAGGTCAACCGATCTTTGATCTTGACTGCTGATTTCCGTATCCTGCGGGCAGGTTCATCCCACTGACACCTCCACAGTCACATGCTAACATCAGACTGCTAAAGGGCAACACCTGACTGGAGAAGGTATGGTTTTCATAGATTGTCCATACCTTGGTTAAGATTGCTGGCAGGACCAGTAGATTTATCTCGTCAACGCCAAAGATACTTCTTTGATCCTACACAGGTAGAGCATATCGCAGTTGAGTAGCAAAGCGACTACCCGAGCAGGGCGGACAGAGCGCCTGAACAGGGTTGTCCAACGGGCAGGCTGTCCACGACTGGTAGCGGATGGGGCAGGGCGGTCTCATGGCTGATAGAGAATGGCAGAAAAAGGTGAGAAAACGACACTTTTCTGGTTGATTGGGTCAGGGTAAAAATGGCTGCCAGCCGAATATCTGGGGCTAAGTTCAGCCAGACACTAATCGCTTACAAATGGGGGCTGATAGCTTCCCGTCCCGACGACCAGCCCCACATGCAATGCCCTTAAGAAGAAGGCTTTATGCAAGCCTTCAAGCCACGCCCAATCCAGCAACCATTGATGAGCTTAACAGAGCCATAATTAATGTCGTTATCTATCATTTCCTCTGTATCTTTATTCGAATAACAGATGTCGCGGTAGGAATACAGCGTGGCGGTTCCGGTGTTTCCTTCTGCATCAATGGTTATAGTGCAACCATCGTGTTCTGAACTAACAACAATTTCATTGGCGCGCCGCCTACCGCTGCAAGTCCCTGACATGATGGCCTGCCCATTGAGTGATACCATGCACTGCCCCGTCATGGGTGTATCAAATGCAGCCAACCGTTCACCGAGTTCAGCAGATGAAGGCTCATTGGTATCATCAGTAACAGGTGCTGGTTCGGATGGCCTATCAGTGTCGGCGGCAATGCTCTCTGTCCCTGAAGTCTCATCTTTGTTCAGCAATTCAGGAGGCAACTCTATCTTGACCAGTTTCCATGAAGCGAAGCCTTTGCGCTCAAAAATAAGTGATGGTCCTTGCTGATCGGTTTTTTTGTTTTGAAGCCGGAATCGGAATCGATCCCATGTGATGAAACTCCCGCTGGCTTCGATGTCAGGGGTGGGAACTCGCTCAGCGGTCTCATTAGGCTTTTTGCCTCTCATCAATGCCGCAATTCCATCAGCCGTCACATATGAATCGACCACCTTCTCGACCATCGTAGGAATGAGCATCGCGCCCAAGCCCGAAAATGGATTGTTCTTCATCGTCGGGTCGTTTTCGAGTTTGGCCATCATCATGGCGTTCATCTGGGATTTGAGGCTTTCGCGGACTGCTGGGAAGTCCACCTTCGCTTCCAGCTTGTCTGCGTCGGCCTCCAAGGCAGCGTCCTTAAAGCTGTTGAAGGCTAGATACGGAGAGCCGAAATATATCCCGCCAAGAACAGCGAGTGCCGCTAAGCCAATCAGAATCCACTTCTTCATCGATACCCCCCTGCACGAAGATAGCTGGTCTATCAGGCCCAATGAGCGATGTGCAATCCTGCTATGATGGGCGCACGAGTTTAATAACCACGGGCTTTCCATAGAGCGGACTTCGCCTCCCGGAGTTGCTTTCGGGCATCGCGTCGAGTTTCGCGGAGGTCTTTGTTCTCCACCTGTAGGCGGTGCATGGCGACGCGGACTTTGCGCGTTTGCTCCTCAATCGCGGATAGCCGTGAGTCCGCGTTCTCTAGCCACGAAGATAGGGCGCTCATCATCCCCATGATCGCGGTAAGCTGCGTTGGGATCGTGTCGGTCAGGCGCATCCGATCAACGGCGTCCGCGACGTCCTTCTTTTTCCGCAGGCCGCGAACCCGATAAGCTGACAGGCCGGTTTGCTCCGCGATGGTGCTGATCTTATCACCCTGAGCAAAGCCCTGAACCGCAATAGCCATCTGTTCGGGTGTGATAGGTGCAGGCTGGTTCGTCGTCATAAGTCCCTCCATTCCGCATATTTAGAGGGAGCCAAGTCTTAGGATGACGCAGGACTCATATGGCTGCATATCCTTATGGAAGGAGACGCAGGTATGTTTCAGAACTTCCGCCCATGGTCCTATGTTGAGGTATCGGTGATTATCGCGTTCGCTATTTGCCTTGTGCTACTCGCGACGCAATAATCTCGCGAAGCAGATGGCCGGGGCCACCCGGCCATCAGTGTCTATTCCATGTGCTTAGACGGGCTATGCTCCCTTACGGATCAGCCGCCCCGCGTTGACGCTTCAAGCCCCTCGTATTCAAACATCGGGAGGAGGCAGAGAAGCGCAGCAATGGCCTGGACGATCCCGCGACAAACGGACCTTAAGGAGAAATGCGGCTGCCTTCTTGCCCGATATTTAGTCGCTAGAATTGAAGGCGGCACGATCTAGACTTTAGATCGGTGTGGGGTCGATCCCGCTTGCCCTGCGATCCCGTGGAATCTGCCAAATGCGTTTTTCTTTCGGGTGGTAACATCAGCATAGATAGTTAACACGAGAGATAGATGCAGATTCTGGTAGACAGATTCCAAAACTGTGACAGCCTGAGTTCATAGCCGCACTGATGCGGGCTTATTGAAGGAGGCTTTATGAACACAGAATGGATCGAACTTATGTCGGGCGAACTCCTGCACACTACCACCGTTTACAGCAGAATGAATGGTCTTGGATGGACTGCCCGACAGGCTACCCAGACTCCAGTGCAGAAAATGGCATGGCGCGATGGTCGCATGAATATCGCTGCCGCTGCTCGTGCGGATAAGCTGACTCCGGGTAAGGTCCAACTGCTGATGCGCGATTATGGCGTTTCCTATGAAGAAGCACGGGACTATCTCAGGGCCACGGCTCACTGATGCCGTTAACGCCCTCCTAAGCGGGTCATGCTAAGCGGGGGCCATGAAGCGGGATAGCGGACATCGTGATTGGGCGAATGCTCATCACCGGGCGCAGATGGGGCAGACGCGAAAGCGTAGGGGACGGCAGGATAATGATCCCGTCGTCCTCCTGCTTTCTGTGGTGTTCGTCGTTGCCGTTGGGTTCACTGTGTTCTTTTGGCCCTCGTCGTCCATGTCAAATGACCGTCAGGGCAGTTTCGCATCCGACTTTTCGTGCCGTGTCAGTTCCATCACCGATGGCGATACACTGCGCTGCGCGGACGGAACGCGAATTCGCCTCCATGCGGTCGCTGCTCGTGAGAGCGACGAGACATGCTCGCCCGGCCATCCTTGCCCTTCTGCGAGCGCCGCATCTGCTACTGCCAAGCTATCTGAGTTGGCCAGTGGCCAGACGCTCCAATGTCAGAAGACCGGCACCAGCTATAAACGAGTGACCGCGATCTGCCGCAATGAGGCTCAGGTCGAAATCAACTGCGCCATGGTGCGGAGCGGGACGACCGTGATCTGGCCCAAGTTCAATCAGCAATCGCCGATCTGTAGGTAGCGCAACTGTTCGTCGCTCTTCTGACTGTCAGGTCTGGTTTTGGATGACGCAGGGATCAGGTGACTACACAAAAGCTGGACAACAAGGAGTTCAGCAATGCGCGCACCGATCATCAGCAACACCGATTTCGAGAAGTTGTTCGCTTATACCGATGGGATGGAACGGGCCGCAATGTATCGGCTCATGATCCTGTTGACGAAGAAGTTGGGCCTCCGTCCCATGGAGATGGCGGGAATGGAAACCGGCTGGTTTGTTGGAGGCGAACTCCGCATTCCGCTCGGTCATTCCAAACGCAAGCAGGGTCGGTCACTTCCCGTCGATGCTGAGATTGAGGAGGCGCTCGCCGGGCATATGGGTGGGCAGACGGGCAGGGTGTTTCGCAATGCTGCTGGCGAAGCATTCACTGCCAATGGTATCAGCGAAGCAATCCGCCGCATCTACAGGCTGGCAGGTGTTCAGGGTAGCTGCTATTCGGGTCGCCGCGCTATGGCTACTCGTATGGTGGACAACAAAGTGAACATAGCCGTGGTAAGCAAGGTGTTAGGTCATAGCAGCATCGCGACCACGCAGAGCTATATTGGTGTCACGGACACGATGATGCGTGAGGCACTTTTCTTTTGA